AAAGTTAGTTGTGTCACCCCAAAAATTAAAACCAAATTTAATTCTAATCAAATCACCTGCTTGATATTGAACAGGATTACCTGAAGGAGTTCCATCATCTGTTAGATACAAGAGAGCCTCTCCACCAGTACCTGTGTGTAATAGTTGGTGCAAAGAATTTTGTCCTGCACTGTTGTTATCGTTTGTTGTAAATGTATATTGAAACCCACCAGCAGAAGCATTTCTATAATTATTATATGAATATGCTAGTGCTTTCAACACTGGTGTGCCTGTAATATTTATTCTATCTATTCCTTCGTTTCTTACATTATCAGCATCTATGTTTTGTGTAGCAGTTTCCATGTCTGTAAATTTACTATTAACATCTGCTGCTAGAATTTTATTTCCATACTGATCTTGAAAAGAATTATTTTTTACTGTACTCATTTATTTTTTACCTGTAATAATTAATAACTAGTAATTTACCGCCTGTAAAATAGAAGTATCCTTGATTGAGTGGATAGTTCGTTGTATCGTTTTTACGTCCGTTAAATCTCCAAGCCATACCAAAAACACCCTTACCAGTTTGTACTGGAATATTAGCAGCCAAATGTATGGTTTGTAAGTTTCTTGTAATTTTTCCTGTGTCTGCAATCACATTACCATTATATAAAAGTTGGAACTGACAGAAACCAATATCACCTTTTACTATACCAGCAGATGGAGATATAGGTCCTGTAGCATCACCAGCAATAGCAATCTTATTTAAAATATAATAACAGTTAAATTCTACTTGACACATTCCTTCTCTGAGGTTTTCTATCTTCAAAGGATTATCTGTTTCAAACCAACCACCAGCATAAGAGTTGTAAGTCTGAGCAGGTATATCATCATAGTTACCTGTATTAGATCTTTCACTAATAGGTGATCCAACATACTCTTCATCTAATTTAATATATTTATTATAATAACTAACAAAGCAGTTATCTTTAAATGCTGTAGCATCGATACCACTAACAGGTAAGTTCTGTCTATCTAAACCTCCATTAAACATTCCTTTCAGAGAATCATATTCTTGATCAAAATCTTTAGGTTCAGTAACATTTAAATTTCTTAATTTTCTTTGTTTAGGTTTTATTGGCATTGTATTTTATTTCCTTTGTTTGTTATTCTATAACTATAGCACACTAAAAGTTGAACTCATTCCAAATTATTTTTAACTTTTTCCTTGTCTAGTTCTCATACCATCAGTGTTGAATTCTAAACTATACCCGACAAACTGGATGTCGTTTTGTGTTTCAAACTCAAATCTAAAATAAGAAACTTTTTTATTTGCTATATCATATCTAACAGTAATTAAATCTTTTCTTTCCCAAACAGCAGTATCAAAGACACCAACATTGTAAGCATCTAGATCTGGTAATTCAGATGGTTGAAACTTCTGTCCTTGGGATTTGATAGGGTTTTTGTAATCTCTATCAGCATAGTACTGTATGTCCAGTGTATTATCACCTTCTGCAAGAACATACAAATATAAATATTTTATTGCTTTCTTTTGTGGTCCATAACCGAAGTCATGTTCTCTAGAAACAAACTTAGATAGTGGTGGGTCCTTTGCTGTAATTTGATCTGAGCCTGCTGCGAACTCTGTACCAGAAGATCTAAATGCTGAAACAAAATAAATTCCTGCACTATCAGGATCAGCACCACCACCTGCTGGATATCCATTCCAATCTCCAAAAATAATTTCACCGTTGTTATCTACAGTGACACAGTTAACTTGAAAGCCTTTGTCTCTGAATGACCAACCAGCATGATCTAGATGAAAGATTAATCCTATGTTAGTATCAGATGCTCCATCGATACAGGTATAGAAATGAACTTCTTTCCACTTCTTTGAAAAGCATGCTTGTGCTTTTGTCAACATATCATGGTTGATTCTATTGATATGGTTATCAATCTCACCAGATATTTTTTTAATTTGTATCCTAGATCCTCCACTTGTTCCACCAGATCCTGTGAGATTATAAACGCCATCCTTGTTGATAAACATGCAGCCTACGTTAGGCACAATAACCATACCGTTTCTGCTAGGACAGCCTACACCTTTGATCAAGGGAACATACTTGAACCCATCTATAGGATCACCGATGACCATATCTATTGCTTCTTCTCTGAATACTAGGAGAACATCATTAAAATTTTTCAATGCTGTAATCTCACCACCATCAGTAGATCCAACAGAAAAATAATTTAATGCAGGATATTGACACGGTTTCCCAGCAAGAGAATAAAAGAGCGTCCCACCATCACCTTCCCCCCCATTAATGAACAGGCAGTTCTTATAGGTAGCAGCCATAGAAGGTCTTGCAGGCATAAAAACGGAGTGATCATTTCTGGGTGCTAAAGCCCCCAACCCTGTGTCTGGGACCGTATCAAAAAAATGTCTATCAACATTGTTGTCTATTTGACAAACGTAATAATATACTTCATCTTCGACATACAAATCTTGTCCTACGGCTGAATCACTCAACGCTGTATTCTTTGTTCTGTAAATTCTTCTGGCTATAATTCCTTCGTCCTCATTGCCTCTAGGTATGTCTTCGACCCATACCCCATGACGTTTACCAGAATCATCTGATTGCCAAGTCACAGGCTCAGATGGTAGTGAAGGCATGGACTCTGATCCATCCTCCTTAACGAATGTGACTTTGTATCTGTATGTATTATATTTGTTCTCGGTTGTTGTACCAAGACCAAAATTAAAAACTAAATTATCTCTGAACCCATCACCTTGATTGGTATGCTCAGAGATTACATCTCCATTACCTGTTTGTGGTGGGAACCTACGCATAGGTATAACTGTTAAGTTTTCACTATCAGTTTCGATAGTATTCGGCACAGAAACGCCCCAAGGTCTTGGTGGGCTAGGCATAGTGCTGAACCCTAACTTAACGAATTTATATCCGTCAAACTTGTAAGATTCGTCATGTCCATTCACAATAATTAAAAACTTACCAAACGGTTCGTAGTAAGATCCAATCATATTTTGTGCAGGTGTATGTCTCTGTGTGTCAATAGTAACTGCTTGAGGTCCGTTAGATAAAAAGTATTTTAATTTTACTGATGCTCTAACGTCAGTAGCAGTCTTGTCTTGCTCTTCATATAAAAGGTAGGACTTGGCTCCTTTATGAGTAGCCCAGTGAAACACGGAATGAATTTTCACACAGTTACTCCAAGTCCCCCAGTTTCCTTGACCAATCTGTTGGGTTGCTATAGGTTCTACACCTATTCTATTATCCCACCCCTTTATAATTCTTGAAGAAGTAAAATTAATTATTTCACTAGCACCATCAGGATTCTGTGGTATAACTTGTGATATTCCAACAATCTTTGGTAATACTTGCTTTGCATCTGTTTTCATTTATGGAACCCTTGTAATCCTTACAAAAGGTCTGCCGTAGTATGATGGGCTGGCTCTATAACCACCCTTGATGTATGCTTTGTCCTTTTGTGTTAAATATTTATTTTCTATTTTTAATAATTCTTTTCTTGCTTTCTGCTCGTACAAACGTCCTTGTGTGATGTTTGAATGCTTGAAGAAGATCTCAGCAATAGCAGCATAGCATAGATACAGATGAGCATCACTAGGCATGGTAGGTGAATCATTGTCATCTCTCAAAAACTTTGGTCTGAAATGATATCTTAATTTTAAAGTATAATCATCATCTTGTCTAGGATACAATCTACATGTTTTAAAAACACCTTCACCTTCAGATAACTTCGGTCTGTTCTCAAAGATCAGAGGTTCTGCAAATGGGATACCATTAGAGAAAACAACAGTCGAATCTGCTTGGTCAGGTGATATGGTCACACTATCAGTAACCCTGACGAAATGGTTAGTTTCAGGAGTTTTTATATAAATATGTTTTCTTAATTCTCTGAAGACTACAGTAGGAATTTGTGAAGCATAAGTTTCTGTAACTTCTAAATCTGTAGCATCTAACACTACACCAGCAGCAAATGTTTGTACATCACCAAAGATAGGTGCAGATTCTATTTCGACAACAGATCTGTTTGTTCCTGATGTTAGCACAAATGTATATGCTATCTGATAGTCACCAGCAACTTGGGTTTGGTTTGTACCAGAGCCTGCTACTAGTTTTGGTTTAATTCTTGGTTGTGGCAAAGACTGTGGAGCGGTTTCTAACCAGTTGGTAGGTATACCTGTTTGATCTAGATCCAAACCAAACTTCTCATCTTCATACTTTGCAATGTTAAAAAACGGTTGTCTAAATCCTGACTGCCTTCCTCTAAGTCCTATCGATAGGATCTCCAAACAATCTGGTGGCAAGACAATGTGCCTGTGTTTCATTTTAAAATTTATATCCTCACCTGTTGTAGTATTTGTAATTACAGCCTGTGAGATTGGGTGTTGGTCTAGTTGCAACACTGGATCGTGTATAATGCTGTAAGCATTTGATGATACATCGAACCTTGCCAATAAATTATATTCTTTGTTTGCTACCAAAGCACCTTTGCTTTCCAAAGGTTCAAGGATCATGTTAGGTCCATAGATAGCATTAGCCAAGCCTGATGGCTGTGGGTTGACGATGATTCCTCTGTTCCAAGTTTGACCAGTAAAATCTCTGTCTTTATAAATTTCTATGTCGTATTCACGTTGAGCATATTCCCAAGGTCTTTCAGAAAAATGTGTTACATAAACCTGATTGAGAATATCATTTACTTCGTCTTTGTATTGCTGAACGTTGGGATTATAATCAAGTATGTTGGCGACATATTCCCTCATGTGTTTTAAATTCATTATTATTCTCCCGTGTAAATGATAGGTGGGGGACCGAAGTCCCCGCACCCTTGATAACTAATAATTAATTAATTAGAAGTTTTTAAGTACATAAACTCTAGAAGTTCCATCAGCAGATGATGCTTCAATAGCAACAGCACATGGTGCTTTCAAGTTGAAAGATCCACTACCACCTTCATCGATGGGTTGTGCCTCAAGTTTACCAGCAGCAGAGCCGAAGTACAAAGCAGCACCGACAGCAACGTTAGTTACGTCAGCCTTTACTTTGGCTTCTTCAACAATACCCTTGATAACAACTTCAACCTTCTCACCAGATGCTCCACCACTGACACAAATTCCTACTGGAACACAGTCTGTAGCGTCTGCTTCTTTGACGGCTAGAAGTCTAAGACCGTTATTAGTCTTAGCGAGATCAAGAGAAACAGCAGCACCAGCGGCAATAGTTTCGCTAGCAACAAAAATTTCTACTTGATTTCTATTGGAGTCTTGAGTTGATGATTGACCTAGATCCGTTGATGAAGCAATCTCATCAGCGGCATATGTCTTTTGAATGTAATCTGAACTACTCATTTTTTATTCCTCCTATAATGATTGTTTGATTGCAATGAGTCCCTGTGAAGCAAGGTGATCAACGACCATTTGCATTCTACAGAAGATGTAAGCATATCTAGATGCGTATCCAGTAGCGTCCATGAAGTCTGTCATTTCGAAGTCTCCATCACTATCGTATACAAGTTTGATATACTTTGTGTTAAGAACGTAAGCAGCAATATATGCTGGTTGGTTCATGCCGTTACTGTTAGTACCAGCGTTAAGTTCTTCCATAACAGGTGATGGAATTAGTGCAGCACCATGGAAGGCAAGTTGCATTTGTCCACCATCAAGAGTCTGTGCATCAACAAATCTTTGATTGTTATAGAGTTGAGCCTTATACTTCTTGAAAAAATCAGGAGAGCAAAGAATCAAGTTAGGGGCTGATCCATCAGGAGTTCTGAGTTGAGCAGCAACATATACGTCAGTCAAAGCATCAATAGTCTCTGTACCACCAGTAGTGATAGCAGAAATTTCACCAAGTTGATGCTGAAAGTCATCAGTAAAAGATTGCTTGTCAATACCACCAATGATGTTCTGTTGATCACCAAAGTTCAAGTTTTCAAAGAAACCATTAGTTGTTTGAGCAACACCGTTAAGTGAAGACAAATTAGTCAAAACAGTACTAGAAGCAGCAACGAGTGCCTTTTCGAATTCTCTTTTGAACTGTCCCATAGCAGCCTTCATTCTTGCTTGAGCAACGTCAACCAAGGCTCTAGGTCCTTTATTCGCCATCTCTTCTACCTTCGTAATGATGATAGGGATAGTTGCATTTTGAAACTCATAAGACTGATGTCTCAAAACATCCGCAGCAGAAAGATTGATTGGCTCATATCCGCTGGAGAGTTGTGTAATAGTTGAATGTTCAGCCAAGATCATGGGTCTATCTAATTTAGATCCACCATCGACTGTTTCCACACCACCTTGCTTTCTAATAGAATCAAGTAGTGGAGTGGCTTTGTAGAGGTTATCTACTTCCTCATCTTTAAGAATTCTCAAAGTTGAGGATAAAATATCATTTGAAATAGCCATTTTTTTTCCTCCATATTAATTTGAAATTTAGGCATAATTTGTTTTTAATTATATTAGGCAGTTGTCTCTTTACGAGGTCTGACTAAATAACTTGTCCACAAGGTGGGGTCATTTAGATTTCTTGTTGGCTTGTAGCCATTGGTAGATGGCGTAGCCACCTTGTTGCTTAATATTGTCAGGTACAGATTGCTTCGCAGATCTTGAAGTTCCTCCTATCATCAGTCCATACTCTTTTGCTTGTGACTTGTATGACGATAGTTCTTGTTCAAGTTGTCTGGTCTTTTCATTCTGTGCTTTACCTTTGACAATAAAATAAGCCTGTTGTAAATTTAAGTTTTCGTTTTGTAGCAGTAACTTAGCAATATCTTGTCTGTACTCTCCAAGGTCAGGGTTCTCTGCCTTAAATTTTTCTAGTTGATATTGGTTCTGCTGTAATTCGTATTGCTCTTTTAGTGGATTCAACATCTCGTTCATCCTCTTAGCAACTTCCTGTTCGATCCTTGCTTCAATAGTTGCTTCATCGAATGGATCTATGGTCACTTCTTGTTGTGCTTTTTCTGCTACATTCTTGGCAAAATCTGACTCTAAAAGAGCCTTTCTTTCTTCCTCTAGGGCTTTACGCTGCCTAGAAAGTTCTTGCGTTTTTCTTGTGTAATCTGACCTAAAATTAGCCAAAAGTTTTTGTGCATCCTCTGGTAATTCAGAAGTGATCTCGTTATAGTTTAGACCCTTGTATGTTTCTTGGGTTTGGAACGTCTGGTTATCCAACTCAGCGGTTGCGAAGTCTTCGAAGTTAGCCCCTGTGGTGCTATCGGCACTTCTAGTGGACGTGGCTTCTTGGGCGAAGTTTTCTTCTTTGTTTTCTTTGTTTGCATAAACGTCTGTTCCTCTTTGTTTGTTTACTGTATCCATGGCTTTGCCAACTACATCAGCAGCGTAGCCTTGGTATCCTGAAGTCCCTTCTTGGGTTGTTTCATTACTCATAAATCTTTACTCCTTACATTCTTGATTTAAATAGTTTTTCCATTTCATCTTCGTCCATTTCTGGTTCCGCTGGAGTTGCAGTTGGATCTGCCTCCACTTCATCTGGTGTCATTTCAACAATCAAAGTTGCATTCATGTCGCCAGTTTGACTAGCAAGAAATGTTTTAAAATTAGAATTTTTTCCAATAGCATCCATCTCACCTGCTAGACGTTTCACATCTTGATCTGATTGTACACCATCCAGACCAACAATATCTTCAAAAGCACCACTATCAATAGCCGCTTTCTCTACCATGGCGATAGCCTTTGTAAGTTCTGTTGGGAACTCATTTGTGTCACCAGATACTTCTGGGACTTCTGTGGCTGCTTCACCAAATAATTTTAAAGTATTATTTACTTTGCCAATCAATAGATTGATTGCTGATGCAGAGAAGTCACCGACAGGATTAGCCTCAGACATTGCTTCGTTGAACGCTGCGTCTGCTTCTCCCATCTTTG